TTCAGAGTTTTCAAATACTCCGTAGTTAACACCACCTGTTGTATGCGGGTTCAAACCAGCTAATAGGTCATCAAAATAAAGATTTGCATCTCTATTTAAGAATAACATATTTTCTTCAATTGCGCCTTGTTTGTCTAATTCTTTTAATAATAAGTCAAACTCAGGTAATTTATCAGCCGCAGGCGTACTTGAATCAAATTGGTTTGTTGCTACAATACCTCTTGCTTCAATAGCTGCAAATAAACCTTCAGATCCATCTGGTACAGCTGCGTTAGCACCTGCTGCAGATTTTTCTGCTTCAATCATTGCCATTTCTAGGTAATCTTCGTATCTTACTCTTGTATCACCTTCAGCTTTTAAATACCATAGGTAACCACTTTGACCAGATTCTCCAGAAACTTCTACCCAACCAATTTGAGCTGTGTCAGAACCAGATACTTCGTAGTGATCTTTTATAATCATTGGTTTGTTTGTAAAAGATTTGAAAGTTGGTTCAACAGCATCAGTCATTGATTCAGTTCCTTTATTAAATTCAGAACCATAAACAAAGAACTTGATTACTTGATTGTCTGTAGCTGCAATTCCTGATAAGTCATCAACATTTTCAGCACCGTAAGGCTTAATTGTTAATGCATTAGTTGCAGTTTCAACACCAGCTGTAACAAAAGCTTTAAATACTACGTTGTTAACAACAGCTACTACTGTAGCTCCTTTTCTAACCGCGTGCGCTTCTGTTGCACCTGAGTCGATGCCTGTAATGGTGTCGATTGCACCTGTTTCAGGATTAATCTGACCATTGTATGCCAAGTGAAGTCTACCTTGTTCAGACCAAATAACTTGATCAGAAGCCATAGGCATTTCTGCACCTACCATTCTTAAGAAAGAAGAAACAGTACGATTACCGTATCTTTCAACTTCTTGCTCATATAATTCAGGTAGATACTGTTGTGCCCAGTTTACTCCACCTGAGTGAAAATTTAAATAGTTACTTGATAGTGTTGCTTTAACAGCACTAGGGGTAACTATACTGCCAGCCGCTGGGCCAGCAAATGAAACGTTTGTTGCCATTTTTTTTTAAAGTTTAATAGTTTTTAAGTTTTAATTTAAGTTTGGATGTATCGTCTCCGCTTATAACTCTTGCTTTTAAACCTCCAATTTCAACTTCTTGATGCCCTGAACGGGGATCCATATTGATATTTTTAGCAGACTTAACAGATTCTTTAATAGCATCTGATTTGCCTTGTTCATAAAAGTGCTGAGCAATCGCGTCGGCGTTCATCGCTGTAAATAAGGATTTGTGGTAACCAGATGCATCGGACATTTCATTTTTTTCATTTAAGAACTTCTTAACAAAATTATTAATATCGCTTTGCGAGGTTTTAATCTCATCTACATTTTTAATATTAAACCTATATTTCTTATCGCCAACATTATATTCAAAACCTTTGAACGTATCATTGAAAAGAGTATTGGTTTTATTGTTAAACACATCTCTTTGAGATTTGTTTATTTTTTCAGCTTCTGCAGATTCTTTATTATATCTATTAAAAAAATCTACAGCCTTTTGTTGATCAGGCGTTAATTTTGAGCCTGATTTAATTTCTTTATAATAATTAGCTTTTTGAGATTCAAGATGATTTTTGGCTTGTGCAACCTCTTCCTTAAATGCTAATTTTTTTCTTTTAATATCTTTAGGATCATCAACTTCTTCGTCAAATGAAAATTTATCGTCAATTAAAAATGCAATTTCATCTACTGATAAATGAGGTTTTGCTTGAGTGTAATACTCATGTAATAAATCCATTTGTTCAAACTTTTCGTAATCTTTATTTAAGGCTACGTAGTCTTCAAGATTGCCACCTGTTTCATTCATGAATTTTACTAAATCCATAATGTTTTCAGGATATTCTACTGCTTCTTGTGTTTCTTCTTCCTGTAATATTTCTTCTTGTTCCGGTGCGGCAGCGGAAGTCTCATTGCTTCCATCCATTCCTGCCTCGTCAGCGTTATCTGTTTCATCAGTTATTTCTTCTATTACCGGTACTTCTTCTTTATCCCGCACATCATTAGGACTTTCTCCGGTAGGTTCTTGTGTTTCGTCTTGTACTTCTTCGACCACTTGTTCGCTAGTTTCGGATTCGTCGCGTACAGAAACCTCATCTGTGCTTTGCTCTTGAACGGCATCTGTTTCTTGTTTAGTTTGTTCTTGATCTACGGGTGGTTTTGATAGGTCCACTTTGTACACGCCCGATTCTTCATCAAATCCAGCATTCTTTTGTACAACCTCTTCTTTTTCTTGTATAGACTTTTCTTCAGTCTCTACAACTTTAGCTTTTAATTTTTCTGCCATAATAAAATATTATATAATTATACAATTTATATATTACCTAGGATCAAACGCACCTAAGTCAAAATCACCGCTTATTACATCATTGCCAGCCGACTCAAAACTTTTAGGCGGTGTATTGTTTTTTCTTTGTTGTATGAGTTCACTTTGTTGGCTAGCTTGTATTTTAGTTCTTTCGTCTTTACGATCTTCTTTTTTATTTATTTTTTGTTCTTCACTAGAAGACTTTACTTTAGCTAATTCCATATTCATCTGGAATTCTAAGCTCATTAAATCTTTTTTCAATCCCGCTTCAGCTTGTAATTTTTGCATTTCCAATTGACTTTTTGCTTGTTCTAATTGAATTTTACTTTGAGTTAAAGCTTGTTGTTTTTGTACTTCAGCTTGCGCTGCAACTTGTTGCGCTTGAGCATTTGCTTGTGCTTGTGCTTGAATATTTTGTTGAGCTATTTGCTGATCTTTTTCTTGTTTTTTCTTTCTTCTAAATTTTAAAAGTTGATTAGCTAATTTAACATTTTTAATTTGTCTAATATCTATAGCGTCATCTAAATCAATATTATTTTGAGCAATTGCTACTTGTATATTATTTTCTAATAATTGTTTTTCTTCTTCATCAGGCGCTAATTCTATGAATATACCAAAATCATGCAAATGCAACTCAGTTAATTCATCTAATGTCCCAACATTATGAACGCCTATACTTTGTATAAAAGCATTTCTTGTTGGAGAAAATTCTAAAACATCTGATATTCTTAATGATATTTTTTCAGCTGTTTCAGCAGTTATAAATAATCCACTTTGTAAAATATGCCTCGTGGCTGTATTACTATTTGCTGCCGCTAATTTTTGAACACCAACTAAAGCATTCTTGTCAGGTGTGCTGCCATCTCTTGCTTCATTTAAACCAGTAGCATCTCGGATCATTTGCATGTAATAATTATATGTACTTATTAATGCACTTAGTTTTCCTGTACCAGCATTATTACTTATTTCTTGTATTGGTACTTTACCAGGATTCATATCACCTTCTGACGTAAAGGATCTACCTATAATTGAACCTGTTTGAAAAAACATATTCAATGCTTCTTGTGGATTATAATTAGTACCATTACCTAAATCTACTTCAGCAAGACCATCGGCGTCTAAATATACTCCGTCAGGAACCATTCTTGAAAGTATTTGTTGTATTTTTAAATGAGTTAATTGAATCATATCAGCAAAACCTGTTATTCTACTAACTAATGATTCAACTCTTCCGTCGTAAACTCTAGGCGCTACTAATGAATAGTTCATTTTAACTTTGTTAACATCGCTTTTTTCACGTAACATATTATCACAAAGTTTCCAATCTAATAATATATTAGAGCCAGGAACATAAACACCTTCATAAAGTACTTCAATATTTTTTGCAATTCTTTCAAATCTTAATCCTTCCGAAGTAGGAGGATTAAAAGCATCTGATTTTTTAATTATTTTTTCAGCGCCTGTTGCTGTTTGTTTAACCTTATATACTTCATTCATATATGTTTTATAATTGAAATACATAACTTGCACTGAATTATTATCTTTATTATTTATTTTACTATTATATTTATTGTATATATTATAATCTTGATTTCCTTGTTGTGTAATTTTATTTAAATCTTCATTAGATAAATTAGGAAATTGTTTTTTTAATTCATTAATAGTTATATTTTTTATTTCACCAATATAATATATATCATCAAAATAAGGAGACTCAGTATAAGAATAAACAATGTTTGCAGGATCCACATAATCAATAACTATACCCTCTGATTGAGTAAAGCTATTTTTAACACAACCCATTCCTAAAACAGTTAAATCATAATAAAATCTTTTTTTAGTTAACTCGTATCTGTTTTGTTCAAACACCGTTGATATAGCTTGTTCTTCGGCTAATTCTATAGCTTGCTTGTAATTTAATTGCATATGCAATTGTAACTCTTCTTGATTCTCAGGTAGTTGATCAGATGGTGTATTAGCTATATTTATACCAAATTGTTCTAATGAAAAATCAGAAATATCTTTAGTAGCCATATCGTCCATTATGCTTTGCATATAATCTGTTCTTTGTTTAACACCAAATGGATCTTGTGAGTATGCTTTTATATCATATGTTCTTTCTGCAATACCATTTACAACTATATCTACAAACTTAGGTATAATAGGTACTGGCTTCCAATCTAAGTTTAAATAACTTAAATCACCGTTTATTGATAATTCATCTTTATATTTCTGTATACTTTGTTCTCCCCTTGCATATAATCTTAATTTATGATAGTTGTTTTGATTTATAGAAAATCTATTAACACCACGATCTCTTTTAAACCACTCATTTTCTATAGCTTTAGCTACTTTCATTCCATAATCCTGAGATAGTTTTTCATCATCGCTAGCCACTTGGCTGGGGAAATAACTGTTATAACTAGATTCAGCCATAATTTTTTATTATTTTAGATATAGTTCCTTTATTTTCGTATTTTGAAAAGCTAATATTAACTTTTGATTTTTGTCTTTCAACATTTGGCCTGTATAAATTTTTATTACATGCCATAATAGCTAAGCCACTACTAATGGCTGCGTCAAATTTTGTTCTTTTGTTTATGTCAAATTTAGCCCAATCATTTAACGTGAGATTAAAATACATATCACCAAAAGTTCCATCAGATTTAACTCCAACATAATTATTTATATATGTTTCAATAGCAGAAGCATGAGCCTGTCTTATGTCTTCACTTGAATTAGGTATTCCTCCTATTTCTTTTTCAGTAACTGATAATTTATTCCAAGCTCTATCAGGTCTATTCATAGAATAACCTCTATAACCTCTTCTTCTTAAATAATACAATAGTCTAGGTTTGTTATTTTCTGCTAGTATAGGCATGCCATAAAAAACTAAAGACATTAATACATCTTCAAAAAATATTTCAGAAGTTTGGGGTCTAGCTATATATTCTAAAAAAAATCTATTAGGCGGCGCATCTTCCATGCTAAATTTAGTGAGACCATGCAAAGAGCCTTTAGATCCTTTGCCATCTGTTGTACCGGATATATCATAACTATCACAGCCAAAAGCTCCCATATGATCATTGCCTGGATATTTAATTCCATTTTTATTTATAATATTATTTTGTAAATTTAAACTAGGCACCCAAGATATTTTAAATCTTCCATTAGGTGATGGTGTAAATTGTACTTTACTATCTTTTATTCCGTTTTGCCATGAAAAATTTCCAGTAGTGATACTAGCTTCTTTTGTAACATCGTCATTGTAGTCAATTTGCTCGTAAATGCGAGCAAGATTAAATAAGCTATTTTTAGTTTCATCTCTGAAAGCGTGCTCTTCAGTCCTTGGAAATTGTCTATAAAATTCATTTAATGCATCTTGATCTCCTTTTAATCCATCAACTTCATTTTCCCAATGTTCAATAACTCCGACGTCAATGTATTCTCCATAATTATCTTTAACTGGTTTTTCTGGCGTATTGAATACAGGTAATCCATAAGAATCAATGAATCCTTCGAAGTTCCATTCCATAGGTATGAACAAACTATATAATCCCGAGCGAGTCTGTCCATTGCGGTTTCTTTTTGTAACGTCTGAATCA